TCGACGGGCAGGGCTTCGATGCACGCGGCCGTCGAGGCGTCCGACGGGGTAGACTGGCCGGCCAGGGCGGCGCGCAGTTGCGTGGCCAGGGCGCGGTTGAGGCAGTGCCGGTAGTACGGCAGAGCTTCCGCCAACCACGGGTCAGCAAGGGCGAGGAGGTCCGCGCCGGTGGTGAGCGCCGTGTCCGGCAGCGTGACGCCGCCGAGGATGTAGCGGGCCTCCGGCTGCGGAACCGACGGGGCGCCCGGCGTCCACGCCCAGACGGCCGGGATCGGGGTGGGCATCGGTCACAGGCTCCAGAGCCCGGACGGCGCCCAGGTCAGGGTAAAGTCCGTGCCGTCGGTCAGCGTGGCCGGGACGTCCAGCACGGCGACCAGCGTGCTGGTGGCGTCGCTGCCCCCGGACTCCAGGAGCACGGCGGCGTAGGCCACCACCCCGGCGTCCAGGGTGGTCCACGTCACGTCCGCGGCATCGACCGCCACCTTGTCCGTGGCGACGGTGGCCGTGACGGTCTTGGACGCCAGGGCCTTGCGGCCGGCGCCCCCGTAGCCCTCGGCGTAACCGGAACCGGTGACCTCGTGCGAGGTGATGGCGCTGGCCAGGCTGTCGGCCGCAGACGGCGTGTAGGTGGGCCGTAGCAGCGCGACCTTGTAGGAGCCGGAGCCCCACGCGGTCGTGAGCAACAGGGCCCGGCCTGCGGTGGTGAGGAGGCTCATCGGGTCGGGTCCGGTGCGGGCTGGGGTGGCGTGTCAGTCGAGGCCGGAGGCGGACGCCGCGGCGTCGGCGGCGCGCTCCACGGCGGCGGTCAGCGGGGCGTCGGACGCGCTGGCCTCGGCGGCGAGGTAGTTCCGGGGCTTGGTGCCCGGGTGGTTGACGCGCTTGGCGAACACGGCGCCGCCGCCTGCCGGGACGAACCGCAGCGCGTCGCGACGACGTGGGGTGATGGCGTGGGGCCGGGTGCCGGACTCCAGGAACCGGGCCACCTTGCTGCCGCTGACCAGCGTGGCGCCGAGGGCTTCCGGGTCCGCGTCGATGCGGAACGACCGGGCCGTCTTGCCGGTGCGGCTCGTCCAGTAGGCGCCGGACGCAATGCGTGCCTGCGACGCGGCGGCAGCGTCCCGGGTGGCGCGCTGGGCCCCGGCCGACAGGGTGGACAGGTAGCGGACCGACGCGCGGTTGTAGTCCGCGAGGTCGATGTCGAGGGTGAACACGTCAGAAGTCCCCGGACCCGCCCTTGACGAACCCCTGATCGCTCAGGTCCGCCCGGCCCTCGCTGGTGTAGAGGCCAGCGCCGCGGACGTTGGCGGGCTGCGCCGGGGTGCCGTTGACGTCGAGGCGGAACTCGCCCTTGCTCACCTCGCGCAGCCGCTTGACGGCCCGGTCGTAGCGACCTTGCCAGGGCGTCTGCCCGCGCTCGTCGATGAACTCCGGCCGGCGCAGGTAGGCCAGTTGCACGCCGACATCCACGGCCAGGCGACGGATCGCCGGGGGCGGGTTGGCCGCGAGGGTGTCCACGGAGAACAGCGCCGAGACGTACCCGTTGACCTCCGCGTCAGCGTCCTCGATCAGGTCGCCGAGGGCAGAGGCGTCGACCACTCCGTCGTTGTCGTCGTCCAGCAGGCGCAGGACGAGGGACACCCCGATGGCGCGCTCCAGGTCAGTCTGGGAGAAGTAGGCCATGGGGGATCAGCGGGGTGGCGCAACGGGGCGCCGTGTCGGGTGGCGGTCAGGCCGGGCGGCGGATGATGCGCGCGCTGCCGGAGGCTTCGAGCTGCTTGGCGAAGTCCGCCGGCAGGATCGCCTCGCTGTCCGGCGGGTAGACCTGGCCGTCGTGGCGCAGGCTGCCGTGGGTGACGAGGACGCGCAGGGTAGCCGGGCTACCTTCGATCCGCAGGGCCGGGTCGTTCAGCACGGGCGGCGGCGGCGAGGCGATGGGGTGCGCCCGGGTGGGGGACGCCGGTTTCGGTGCGGGCGCCGCGGGGGCGTCGCTGTCCGGTGCGGCGTCGGCCTCGATCTCCTCGGCGACGGGCGAAGCCGCGGCGTGGGCGAGGGACAGGGAGGCGGGGGTGCTGGTCTTGGGGTGAGCCATGGCGGGAGGCTACGACGGTCCCGGGACGGGTCAGGAGATCGGCGTGGCGATCAGGCAGCCGGCGTCGTCGGCGACGATGAGTTCGTCGGTCGAGTGGGTGCCCTTGACGCGGTAGGCGCCGAGCAGGCCGGGGGCCTCGTCAAACCAGGTCATCAGGTTGACGCTGCCGAAGGCGAAGGACGACGCCAGGTGGAGCGTGCGGGTCGTGGCGCCGGACGCGACGCGGGCGATGCCGAAGTTCTTGCCCCACACGCGGGTGGTGGACACGGCGGCGCCCGGGTTGGTGGCCACCTTCCACGCCTTGCCGACGACCACCTCGTCGACCTCCAGCAACTCGGCCATCTTCATCTTGGAGATGCGCGCGGCCTCCGACACGGTGGCGCCGCCGTTGACCAGGCCGAGGATCTGCGGGTGGCGCTTGAGCTTGAGCCACACGTCGTTGCCCATCCAGGCGATGAGCTTGGTGTTGGGCGCCGGGAAGATCTTGCTGCACAGGTCGTCGATGACGCCGAGGGGGTCACCGAAGCCAGCGGAGTCCCAGCGGTCCGAGCCGCTCAGGGTGGTGACGTTGGCGCTGGCGTAGCCGCCGGTCGCCTGAAGCAGATCCGCGATGCGCTGCTCCTGGGCAAGGCGCAACTGCGCCGCCACGTCGATGGCCGCGTCCTGCATGAGGTTGAGCGGCGCGTCGGCGTTGGTCTGGTCGCGCTGGGACACGCGGGCCATGTACCCATAGTCCTCGCACGCGAAGTCGGCGAGGGTGACGCCCTGGTCGATCTCCGGGGGGACCTCCAGGTTGCCGATCTTCGGCTGGCCGGGCAGCGCGAAGGAGTTGGACTTGTTGCGCTTGAAGAACTTGTCCGCGCTCTTCTCGACCCGGATTTCGGGGGCGAGCAGGAGGCCGATGAGTTCTTCGTTGGTGTACGCCGTCGCCAGGTTGGAGAGCGGCTTGCTGACGTGGATCTGCGATCCGACAAAGCTGGGCATGGTGGTGCTCCGGAGTCAGGGAAAGTCGTGGGGTGGTGGCCGGCGCGAGCGGCAGCGGGCGTCACGGGACGCGCGGACTCGGCGCCGACGGGCGAGCGTCAGTCGATCAGGACCGGCACGAGGTTGCCGTCGACCGCGTTGCTGGCGAGGAACCGGCCGACCACGGTGCGCGCGTCGGGGGTGGCGCCGCTGTTGGTGACCTTGCCGGCGGTGCCGGTGGTGACGGCGAGGGCGCCGCGGGTCACGCTGGCGTTGCCGATCATCGGAACGACGGCGCTGCCGAGGAGGCGCACGGAGATGCGCTTGGACGCGCCGGCCTCCCCGGCGGTCACAGCCTCCAGGGCGGTGCCGATGCACAGGTTGGTGTCGCTGGTGCCGGTGATGGTGTCGTCGTCCGCGCCGAACGCGACGAGCTGACCCTTGACGATGGCGACCGCGGAGGTCGTGGCGAACGAGTGGACGAGCGGGTTACCGGGCTCGTAGGGAACGGGCAGGAAGGCCATGGTGGTAGTCTCCGGAGGGCAGGAAGGTTCAGGTGGCGGAGGCGCAGAGATCGGGGCGCTGGCGCATGACCTCGGCGAGCGCGACGTGGGGAGCGGTGCCCGGGTGCGCGGCCTGATAGGCGGCGGCGAGCTTGTTGAGCTTGGTGATGTTGCCGTCCTCGCCGTCGGTGACGCGGGCCTCGTTGCCGGTGTCGGCCACGATGCGCTTGTCGGTCAGGGCGAGGTCCGGGCGGTTCTTCATCAGGCCGTCAAACCGGGCCTCGTTCTCCAGGGCGATGGCCAGGTAATCCTCGCGCTCGGCGGGCGTGAGTTTCTGCCCGACGAACGCCTCGACCTTGGCGGTGATGCGCGCGGACTCGGCCGCCTTGACCTTGCCCTCGGCGTCGGCCAGGGCGCCGCGGACGGCGCTGACCTCGGCGGTGAGGCGGTCGTTGTCGGCGGCGAGGGCGGACACGCGGGCCTCGGCGGCGGACAGGGACGCCGACAGGGCGGCGACCATCGTGTCGTGGTCGGCCTTCAGCACGGTCTCCGGGGCAGGGGCCGCGGGCTCCGCGGGGAGGGCGAGGGCTTCGGCAGTGGACGTGTCAGACATGGGGATCTCCGGGGCGGACGCTGCGGCCCGCAGTGGGCTGCGCTCGGCGAGCGCCAGGGCAAGGGTGGGGTTCGGGGCGGCGGCGAGGGCCGCGGCGGTGGCCAGGCACTCCGGCAGGGTGCCCACGCGGTCGGCCAGACCGGCGGCAACGGCGGTGCGCCCCCAGAGGACGCCGGCTTGCAGGGCGGCGACGGCGGGCACGTCGAGGCCCCGGCGCTCGGCGACCCAGGCGAAGAACAGGGCGGCCAGGTGGTCGGTGGGCACGCGCAGCCGGGCGACCATCTCCGGGGTGATGGGCTGCGCCGAGTGGCCGTCCGCCTTGTAGGCGCCGCTGGTCAGGAGCACGTAGCGTAGGCCCATGTCCTTGAGCGCCGCGGACGCATCCAGGTACGTGGCGATGACGCCGATGCTGCCGAGCGCGCCGGACGGTGGGAGCCAGATCTGGTCCCCGATGCACGCCAGGGCGTAGGCGGCCGAGCACGCCATCTCGTCGGCGTAGACCAGGACCGGGATGCCGGCGGCGCGGGCGTCGGCGCGCATCTGCCGGGCCGCCTCGAAACACCCGGCGGCGACGCCGCCCGGGCTGTTGAGCTTCAGGACCAGGGTGCGGGTGCCGGGCCGGGTCAGCGCGCTCTGGAACCGCTGGTGGATCGAGGCGTAGCCGTCCCACCACCAGCCGCCGCGTTGCAGGAGCGGGCCGTCGACGGACACGACGGCGACGCCGCCCTCCAGGTAGATGTTGCCGTCGTCGCAGCCCTCGTCGTCCTCGTCGTCGTAGTCGGCGCGCGGGGCGCCGTCCTCGGCAGTGGTGGAGGCGGTGAGGGTCGCGGTGGCGTGGCGGGGCTGGACCGACCAGAGGCGTTGCAGCGTGGACGGGTCCATCGCCATCACCTCGTCGCCGGGGAACGGCAACAGGACGGGGGCGGCGAGGGGGTGGAGCGTGGTCATGGGGTGGGCTCCTCGTCGCCGGGGGGCGTCGGGTCGGCGTCGGGGTCAGGGTCGGCGTCGCCCGGGGGCGGCGTGGCCGCAGGCCGGGGGCCCGCCGTGGCGCCACCCAGCAGGGCCTCGCCGTTGGCGGGCTGCGGGATGCCGAGGGTGGCGTAGGCGTGGGCCTGGCTGACCGGGAGGGAGAGCTTGTTGACGGCGGTGTCCAGCACCTTGGCGGCGCGGTCGGTGTCGCCGATGTCGTCGGTGCTGAAACTCAGCGTGGGCACCGGCTCGGCGGCGCCGAAGTTCACGGCGACCATCCACGTCAGCAGGTGGCGCAGCGTGGCGGCCAGAGCCATGCCGTCGGCGTGGAGGATGTCGGCGCGGACCTTTTCCCGGGCGTCGCCCTTGCCGCCGAGGCCGTTCTGGACGCTGCCGGTCGTGCCGAGCTGGCCGAGCGTGGCGAGCGCGATGTACTGCGCTGCCTTGTCGATGATCGCCGGGGACGGGCTGGCGCTGGCACCACCGGGGGCGTCGGGCCACCGGATGTCCAGCTTCATGTTCTCGTACAGCAGGATCGACGTGGACGCGGTGGCGTCCTGGACGATCTGCTCGGCGGCGGCCTCGTCCTCGGTCTGGACGTTGTTGCTCCGGTCCAGGGTGAGGATGCGCCAGGGTTTGCCGAACAGTTCGGCGAACAGCATCCAGTCGCGCCAGGACCACGAAGCGAAGCAGGCCAGCCACACCAGCACGCGGCCCAGGCCCTCGCGGGTCGGGGCGTCGCCGTTGACGCGGGGCTGGTGGACCAGGAACCGTGCCGGGTACTGCCGGATCACGTCGTCGCCCGGGTAGGCGCGTAGCCCGTCGTCGTAGAGGCGGAGGGCCTGCGTGTCGTCGAACGCCCAGCGGCGCCCTTGAATCGGGTGGAGCCCGACAGGCACAAGGTACCGGCCACGCTTGGCCCAGGTGACCTCGCAGACGGAGAAGCCCTTGTAGATGGCGTCCAGCAGGTGCGCCAAGGACCGGTCCCACTGCGGGATCTGCCGCAGCCACTCGGCGCAGAACGCGGCGACCTTCTCGGCCCGGCGCGTCGGCTTGCGCTTGCCGAAGGCGACGACGGGTTGCACGGTCCAGGGGCAGCCGAGCAGCGCGTCCTCACGGGTCTGGAGAACGCTGTGGACCACGGCATCCTTCTGCCGCAGTTCGTTGAGCAGGTCGTGCCACTGCGCCGGCTCGCCCTGATCCGCCACCGACAGGATCGACGAGACGCGCCGCGGGTTCAACGCCGACCCGATGCGGGTGACGTACATGTCCCGCACGGGGCTGGGCCCGGTCAGCGAGGGACCGAGCATGGATTTCTTGGGCGCCACGTGGGGAGGTCGGTGGGGTCAGTAGTAGACGGTGAACCCGGCGGCGGTCGTGCCGCTGGCCAGGACGGCGCGGGGCATGACGTCTTCCCGGGCGTGGGCGGCGACGACGAGGGTGTCGGTGACGCCGGTGTCGTAGAGCAGCGCGAGGTTGCCGGCGGCGTGGGCCTTGACGGCGCGGAACTGCTTCCCGAACCCGGCCCACACGTCGCCGGTCCCGAAGGTGAACGCGCCGTCGGTGTTGACCTGCGCGGGGCGGGCGATGCTCACGATGGCATCGAACGGCTGGTCGCCGTAGAGCGTGTCCCCGCCGTCGGCCGTGGCCGGGGTGAGCGTGTCGGTGACGGTCGCGCCGTTGTACGTGCCGGTCACGACGATGGGGGTCAGGGTGTAGTCCCCGGCCGAGGAGGTCCGGGTGACGGTGACCGACCGGGGCGGGTTCATCACGGCGCCGCCGACCACGCCGTTGAGGTCCGCGCCGCTGTAGACGACGGCCCCGGCGGTGGCGCCGATGCTGGTCTTGATGGCGTCCGCGTCGAAGGCCACGGCCAGGGACGCAAACGAGACCGTGCGCCCGGAGCCGTAGGTGACGTGTGCGGGCGGCACGGCGTCACGCCCCCGCGTTGGTCAGGATGTCGGCCACCACGTTGACCGCACCGCTGCCGGCGGTGAACGCCGAGGTGATGCGGTCAAAGCGGATGATGTCCGCGGCCTTCCAGAGCGTCGTGTGGAGTTCCGCCACGGTGTCCATCTTGGCGCCGATGGTGCCGTTGGCGGGCGAGAGGGCGGCAGTCAGCGCGGCGGCCACGTCACCGGTGGCGCCGCCGAGGAGGTCGCCCTTGGTGGTGAAGCCGGTCTTGCTGGACGACACGCCGATGGCGGACGAGGCGCCGCCGGTCATGTCGGCCGCGATGGTCCAGTAGAACTTGCGCAGGAGAAGCAGGCAGCCGGCGGGCACGGTCAGCATCACCGCGGCGTCCGCGGTGGCGAACGTGAACGGCAGGACGATGTTGGCGGTGCCGGGCATCCGGAGCCAGCGACCCGTGCCGGACGCCGGGGTGGCGACGAGGAGGTCGTCCCCGGTCACGGCGGACGTGCTGTGGAAGTACCACTGCGAGTTGTCGGCCTCGACGTGCTTGGTGGCGCCGTGGTCGCGGTCGTTGATCGGGATGGCCTTGAGCGTGGTGAGCGTGGTGACGCTGCTGATGCGCGGGACCAGATCGAGGAGCGGGTCCGGGCGGAACTTGGGGGCGTAGGTCATGGGGTCTGGTCTCCGTGAGGGTCAGAAGCCGTCGAGGCCGCGGCGCTGACCGAGGCCATGGGCGCGGCCGGTGGTCAGCGCCGCCCCGCGGGAAAGCGCGTCGTAGGCTGCTGCCAGGGCGTCGATCTGGTCGTCGTGGGCGTCCTTGATGCCGGTGAAGGACCGCATCTCGGACACGAACGGGCCGGCCCACCGGGGGGCGTCCGGGGGCAGGAAGATGCGCCCGGCGTTCCAGGCGGCGGCGACCGGCTGCGCCCGGATGAACTTGTCGGCCGTGGCCGGCTTTGCCTGGACGTTGAGTTGTAGCTTGCCCGGAGTGTCCGGGCGGACGTTCATCATGTCGACGACGCCGCGCTCGGTGCCGCCGACGTAGGCGACCATCGGCGCCCCCGGGTAGGTGGCGGCCAGGGCGCGCAGGCGCTCGGCGAACGCCGGGGCGGCGACCTGCATCCGGTGGACGTCGAGGATGTGGAACCGGCCCTCGGCCTCGGCCATGACCACGGCGACGGAGTAGTCGCTGGCGGTCCGCTCCGTGTAGGCCAGGTCCAGGCCGATGACGACGCGGTACCGGGTCGGCGGTGGCGAGAAGAGCACGTCGCCCTCGAACACGGCGCCGCCCTTCGGGGTGGGGCGCTGGTCGTAGAGGCTGGCCCAGTCGTACTCGCCGACGTCGATGCGGCGCTCAGCGAGGAAGTCCGCCGGCATGAACTCCGGCCACAGCGCCTCGCCGGGCTGGCGGGGGTCGCGCGGGTCGGTGCCGTCGGCGATGGCGCGCAGTTCGATGACCTCCCAGCCGGCGCCGCCGTTGCGTTCGCGGAGCCAGCCGATCAGGTCGTCCGAGTGCCAGCGTGTATGCACGCACAGGATCGAGGCCCCGGGATGCACCCGGGTCATGGCGGTGGAGGTCCACCACTCCTTGATCTTGTTGCGGATCGTGGCGCTCTCGGCCTCGGCCCGGTTCTTGTGCGGGTCGTCGACAAGAAGCAGGCCGTCGACCGGGTTACCGGTGAGGGGTCCGCCGACGCCGGTGGCCAGCAGGCCGCCCCCATCGGTGGTCACCCACTCGCTCACCTTGCCGGCGTCGTCGCGGATGGTGACCCCAGCGATCTGGGCGTAGTCCCGGGCGAGGCGACTCTTGGTGAACGCCAGGCTGGCGGCGTACGACGCATAGGCGTTGCGGAGCCAGGGCTTGCGCTTGAGCAGCCAGGCGAGGCCGTGAAGCAGCGTCTCGGTCTTGCCGTGCTGCGGGGGCACGCTGACCAGGGCCCGGACGCGCTCCCCCTGGGCGATCCGCTCGAACAGGTCGGTCAGCCGGGCGAGGTGCCGGGGGCTCTGCCAGCGCGGGGTGACCGCGGGGATGAACCCCTGGAGCGGTCCGGTCAGGCGTTGGCGGCGGCGGCGCTCAAGTTCCGCCCTCGCCATCAGGAGCAGGTCGGCTTGCGCTGACGATGGCGGCGAGCTGGTCATCCGAGAGTTTGGTGACGTCGACGGTCTGGATCGGCTTGCCGTCCACGCCGGAGATTTCCGTCCGGTTGATGGTGCCCCACCGCTTCGGGAACTTGCGTTCCAGGCGCCAGGCGGCGGCGCGCCAGTCCCCGTCCGCGGCGGCCTTGCTCAGCGTGAGCACGTCGCGGATCTCGGCCTGCGCGGTCGCCTCGTGCATCGCCTCGACGAACGCGGCGTAGATGCCTTCGGGCTCCTGGTTGCCTCGCTTGAGCCAGGCGTACAGGGTTTCCTTGTTGATCCCGGCGGCGGCGGCGGCCGTCTCGATGTAGGCCCCGGCGCGGACCGCGTTGATGATCTGCGTCTGGCGCTCCGGGGTCAGCTTGGTCTTGCGCCCGGGGGTGCCCTTGGGCTTCTCGGTGGACATAACGCGATCGGTCTTCCTTCAATGAAGCGGATCGCCTCTTCCGTCGAGAGCATGGCTGGACCCACGTATCGAAAGGTGGCGGACGGACGGCCGCTGCTCCCCATGGCCATGTCTTTCCCTCGGCCAAGCGACGACGACGATCCGATCTTGGAGTAGCCGTTGAGTCCAGGCTTTGCGACCAGAGCCCATGTCGGAGATCTGTCGTAAGAACGGATCAATCCCGGGTGGGCCGGGTACATATGCAGTCTCTTGCCGATTTTCTTGTAAGCGGCGCCGATAGCATCGACCAAGACGAATGACAGGCCGAGTCCCTGCCAGTCAGGCAGAGTGACGAGTCGGCTGACGCCCATGATGTCGTCCGCTTTGGGGTGCGGACGATGAAGCGCGCCTGCGAACGCGACCGACTTGTCTCCGACAAACAGCGCGAAGCATCGGGCCGCTTTATGCAAGTCGCTGCTCATATAGTGAAACTTAGAGAAGCGACTCCATTCGGAATGATGCACTCGACAGACTTTCGCGTCGATGGTTGGGCGACGTTGAAGCAACCTCCGCGTGAACGAGGAGGTCGCCATGTCAAGCACCCAGTCCGGCTGCAACCAGTCCACGATGTCGTAGTGACAAGAAGCTACGACGAGTTTCTTTTTTGTCTTTCGGATGAGTTTCTGTACGGCGTGAGATCCGACTTGAGCCACCTGTCGATCAACGACAGACGTGAACTCGTCCACGATGATGGCGTCTTCCGTCTCAAGAATGGCTCGCGCCAGATCGACGCGGAACTTCTCGCCGTTGCTCAGGACGCTGTAGGGGCGGACCCACGCGGGGACGGTGTTGAATCCAACGGAGGACATGCAGTTGACGATCTCGCTCAGCGAGAATCGCTTGTCGAACGCATCGACAACCGCGCAGTCTCCCCACTCGCGCAACGTGGGCTCGCCAAAGGCTCGGCGCAGAACGGAACTCTTGCCGGACCCCGACGGGCCGATGATGGCACCGATCTGCCAGTCGTTCGCCTCGATGGGAAGATCGAAGTCCCAAGAGACGGAAGTTTTGCTCTCTAGCGGGCAATCGAACAGAGACTCCACCTGCGCAACACGCGCGGTCTTCTTGATGTCCGAACTGACAGAGAACTCGATCTTCACAGACTCACCAGTTTGGTCTTGAAGCCCATGCCGGACAGTTGCTCGTAAACTTCAGCCTGGTGACTCTCATTCTCGCAGGTGATCTGAACGAGGAACGTGGAACCGCCGAGCATCGATTCGCTCGAAAGATCGTCCGCAGCGTCGTCACCGGCGATCTCGGCCGCCATCTTATCCAGTTCGGCGGCGTCCCACCCGGCGAGCGCGGCGTCCTCCAGCCCGTACTCGGACAGGATGTTCGCCACCGCGGCGGTGTCCCACTCGGCGATCTCGTTGAGCTTGTTGTCAGCGAGGGCGAGGAGATGGGCGTCCGCCGGGTCCAGGTCCAGGAACCGGACCGGCACGCGGGTCATCCCGAGGGACTCGGCGGCGAGGATGCGGGTGTGCCCGGCGATGATCTCCCGGTCCGCGGTGCGCGCCAGGATCGGGGCGCCCCAGCCAAACCGTTTCATCGACGCGGCGACCTTGGCGATGGCCTTGTCGTTCCGGCGCGGGTTGCGGTCCCAGGGCTTGAGGTCTTTGATGTCGCACCAGACGGCGGCGACTTCCTCGACCTTGGGCTCGGGTCGTGCGTTTGCGTTGGGTTTTGCCATCGGGGTCGGCGGTGGCGGCCCGTGCGTACACGTCGGCCCCACCCTTCCTGCGAGGCCGGGTGGGGGTGTGCGCGCGGCGGCGCCGGACCCCATCGGCCCCTACCTATCTGCGCTGCCCCGCGGCAACGTGCGGCAACGTGCGGCAGGTGACGCGCCCCCGACGATCTGGAGCCGGTGCGTGATGGCAGCCCAAAGATCGGGTTCTTCGGCCTGGAGCTGGGTCAGATAAATGACGCGAACTTTTCCGAGCTTGCTGGTCCGCAGGGTGCCACGTTCGGCCATGCCGCGGATCTGCCGGAGGGGTCGCCCGGTCATGCTGGCGAACTCGGCGAGGGTGTACCAGGCGAGGAGCTTCGTGGTGGGTTCCCGGGCGGGGGTCTTGCTCATGGGTCTCCGGTGAGCGCCGCGCGGGTCATGGCGCAGGGCTGGGTCAGGGTGGCAGTGGCGGTGTCAGCGGGGGCCATCGGTCAGTCCTCCCCTTGGGCCAGCAGGGCGCGCAGGGCACGGAGCGGGGCGGCGTGGTCCGTGGGCACCTTCTCGCCTCTGTCCAGGATGTCGAGGTGCCGGTCGCAGGCGGCCTCCTCGCTGTCTCGCTCCGTCGCAAGGCCCCCGCACACGCTACAGAGCCACGCCCGCCACCCGTCGTC